CAGTCTGTAACATCAGATGGTGGAAACGCCTCGACGGCAAGATGAAACACCGCTTCTCCCTCATATGTGTCGCTAAGGGCGCAGGAAAAACAACGATGTTGGCGGCACTGGCACTTTACGATGTCACTCGCAAGAAGGGACAACGCACCTACGCAATAGCAAATACAGAAGTTCAAGCGTCATTGCTCTTGGACACAGCACGAAGCATGGCAGCAAATTGCCCCTCTCTAGGACTGCTAGTAACGCAGGATTCCATTGAGCGCAGAGCAGAGGATTGTACTTTCACCACTCTTCCTGCTCTTGAGCGATCCCTACAAGGATTAGCACCAAGTATGTTTATTGCTGATGAAGCAAGTTCCTACAGAGGACGCTTCCTTGCTGCCCTGCTCACCGCAGGGGTTAAGCGTTCAGAGGTTTGCGGAGTGGTGATCTCCACTCCTTCAGGTACAGTTGATAATCATTTTACAGAGTTAGTCACCAACGCAAGATCAGTACTCGATGGTTCGTTAGTGGATGACACTGCTTTTCAAATGTTGTTTGGTATTGGTGATGAGGATGATCTAGGAGACGAGGATTGCTGGATTAAAGCAAATCCCTCCATGCCTTACGGTCAACCCGAACTTCAATCCTTGCGCCGTGCTTGGAACACAATGAAAAGTTCAGGGATGGGTAGAGCAGAGTTTAGCATCTACCATGCTTCCCGAGCATCCGACACTGGTGCTGGACTCCTAGACATGTCGCTGTGGGACTCCATGTGCGAACCTGACTTTGATGAAAGCGTGCTTTTGGGCAGACCGTGCTGGATTGGCATGGATCTAAGCAAGAGCGGAGACATGAGCGTGTGCTCCCTGCTGTTTCCCCTAGATGACGGCAGAATCTATATTAAAGGACGCTACTGGTTTCCTTCAGAGAACTTACAGCAGCGAGAACTTGATTACCGTCTGCCCTGCCGAAAATACCATGCTGAAGGATGGCTCGATCTTTCCAGTGGAGCACACATTGATTATGAATTAATAAGAGTGGCACTTGGAGAGTATCATAAACTTTATAATATTAAAGCAGTGGCATATGATAACTGGGGAGCAACTCTGCTTTGTAATCAATTGCTCAGTGACGGACTGCCAATGGTGATGTACCGTCAAGCAATTAGTACACTTGGCCCAGGTACAGGTTTGTTCGTAAACACTTGGTTGGCAAAGAAGTTTGTTTTTAAACAAGATCCTATCCTGAAGAGTGCTTGCTCCATAGTGGAGGGTAAAAAGGATTTAAATGGTAATGTCCGTCCCTGTAAGAGTAGATCTCGTTCAATCATTGATCCAGTGATTGCGTGTATCATGGCAAACCACACTCTAGGTGGTATTGCTCAAAGCATCTACGAATCAGAACTATACACATAAGGCGCAAGTATGAAAATCAAAGACATAACTAAAACAGTTCGACAATGGTTTAGTCCTATGGGATCAGAACCCTACCCACCAACATATTGGAATAGTGTTGGTTCTTTTACCAATCCCACAGCAGCACTTGCGCTTACACCTGTGTGGAGAGCATGTAACCTTATTGCTAACGATGTTGCTCGCACTCCCGCTGAATGGAGCAATCCCAACCTTGAAACGCTGTATAACCGTCCCAATCAGTATCAAAGTGGTTATGATTTCCGCAGACAAATGACACTACAATGCCTTTTATTCGGCAATTCTTTTGCTTTAATCAATCGCAGAGGTTCGGGTTCAATCTATGAAATCGTGCCATTTGATGTCGGTACTGTTACTTTACAGATCATTGATGGCGTTCCAACCTACCAATCTGCTCAATATGGTAGAATACCCACTCAAGATATCATTCATTTAAAGTTTTTAATAGTTGATGGGTTGTGGGCGCAGTCTCCCGTTGGTATTTGTAAAACCAGTATCAGCACTGGGTTGATCAACGATGAAAACTCCAATTCACTTGCTCAGACTGCTCCAAATATTGCTTTTGTTCATCCTAATGCTGTCAATGCGGCAGCAAGACAAGCAATATCAGATACTTACATGAAAAATCATACGGGATCTTCTAATATTGGGAAACCGTTGGTGATGGCAGAAGGCATCAAAATTCAAGAAATCAGTAGCACACCTAACCAATTGGGACTAGAAATTGCCCGAAAATACACTACTCATGAAGTTTCTCGAATGTTTGGCGTTCCTGTCAGTCTGCTCAGTGAGAGTACATCCTCCACCTATGGCTCCTTGGAATTCCTTTCACGGGTTTACTTGGACGGATGTATTTCTCACTGGCTCCAAAGTTGGCAGAGTGAATACAACACAAAACTCAATGAAGAGTGCTTGTTCGACACAGACTTCTTGGTGAAACCTCCAATGGCAGAAACATTTGCTGCTCTACGCACTGGCATTGAAAGTGGGGTGTTGACTAAAAATGAAGCAAGGGCAATTCTCGATTACGATCCAGTTCCTGAGGGTGATGTTTTTTCTCAAGCATTGAACCTCGGCACAGGCGGTGGAACAACCAATCTAGGCACAGATACGCAAAAACTTACCAAAGACTGAGGAGGTGATCTATTCTAACTCGTAACACAAATAATAATTTAAAAGAAGAAGGGAGAACGCTTTCTGGTTATGCGATTCGTTGGAATGATGAGTCTCGATTGATCCGTGAACACGGTAGATCGTTTACTGAATCGATTCAACGCTCAGCATTCGATATTAGTGGTAAAGGATTTGAAGACATTAAACTCTTCTTCCAACACAATAATGAAATGCCCCTCGCAAGAACCAATAACGGATCCCTAACCCTTCGCAATGAACCTGAAGGACTCTTCTTCTCAGCAGAATTGCCAGACACAACACTAGGAAATGACATCAGAGTGCTGCTTAATAACGGCACATTGGAAGGATCCATGTCATTTGGATTCACTCCTGATCAAATTGTTTGGGGAAAAGATGGTAAAACTCGTTCAATTCACAGCGGAAAACTCTACGAAATCTCCATCGTCGTGGATCCCGCATATAAGAATACGCAATCAGAACTTCGTAGTGATAACATCTTGTTTGTCACCGAAGAGCAAGAAATCAACTCTAAGCGGATTAATACTTTCCGCAGAAACTGGAATATTCAATGACTAAGACCGAACTCTATGCCAAGCGCACTCAACTCACTGCCGAACTTCGGCACATGATCGATCAGTGGGAAGTCGAAAATAATAAATCGAGCAATGTCTTCGATGCTCAGGCAACTGGCGACTCAAAGCGCAAGTGTCTTGAAATCGAAGCAGATCTTGACAAGGTGACTGCTGATCTTGCCATCATCGAAAAGCGTGCCAAAGCAGATGCTGTGGAAGCGGAACTCAATGTGCCGTTCTACGACACTCGCAAGGGTAAGCACCTCGACATTGGTGACACTGAGTACACCAAGCGATTCTGGCAGTGCGTTGCCAATGGCAATTTCCGTGACATGGGACAAGAAAACCGCACCATGACAAACTTCACCGCCAATGCTTCGTTGCCAACCGTGATGGAAAATTATGTTCTTCAAATGATGTACTCTGAGAATATTTTCCGTCAGATCTCCAATGTAAGCACAATTGACAGCAAGAGAACCTTGTCTGTTGAATCCACCTTGCCTACATCGCAGATCACCTACGAGGTTGGAGCAATCTCTCCATCCGATCAGGCATGGGGAACGCCAATCAACTTCAATCCAATCAAGTTCACTTGCGCCACCGCACTTTCGAAAGAATTTATTGAAGACGCAATTGGACAGAATGGAATTGGAAGTGGCATGGCATGGATCGCTCAGAACATGGGACGATCCCTTGGACGCAAGATGGAGTCGTATTACGCAACAGGTACTGGTGCTGCTCTCACAGCATCCGTAGGACAACCACAGGGTATTGCGTATATCAGCAACACTTTCACAAACAACAATGTTTCTACGACTGCCAGTGCTTCGCATGTTGGTACGACTGGGGACGAAATTTTGGATACTTTTTTCTCGCTAGGAGCACAGTATAGACAAGGTGCGTCATGGTTAATGGCAGATTCTGTGCTCAAGGCAATCCGTAAACTGAAAACGACAAGTTCTGGACTTGAGTACCTCTTCAAGGAATCAACCGCTGCTGGTAACTTGGTTGATGGCGTTTCGGGAACATTGCTCGGACGACCGATCTACATCTCTGAGTTCATGCCTGCGCTTGGCACGACAATAAGCACAATCAACTATGTTTTCGGTGATTTCAAGCGTTACTTCTCTATTGTGGACAGAATGGGCATGGATACTTTCCTGGATCCATATTCGCTTTCCCTCAATCAGAAAACCAATCTCATTGTTTCGCAACGCACTGACTCCAAGATCATTAATGAACTTGCCTTCGCAGTGTTCCGCAACAAGGGATCCTAATCTTTTTTCTTCTTTTTGGGATCTTGCCTCCGAAAGGGGGCAGGGTTCTTTCCCCGCAATCAAATCAAAGGAGATAAAAATGTCTCAAAGACAAACCAAAGAAAATCGTAAAGCATCACTCAAGAAGTATCGTGAGTCCGAAAAGGGCAAAGCGTATATAGTTGCTTACAATTCAAGTGAGGAAGGTAAAGCGGTGATCGCTGCTTACTATTCAAAAGAAGATGTTCGTCGGCGTAACTACCTACACAATCACAGAAACTGTAACCCAACGCAAGCGCATTGGGAACACTACCGTGATGCGACAAATTGTGAGTGCTGTCATGTTGAGTTTGGACATGGATCATCCTACACAGGTAAAAGTCAAGATCACAATCACGAAACCAACAAACTGCGTGGTGTAATCTGTCGATCATGTAATGTGATGGAAGGTTACGCTAAGACTCCCGAACGAGCATACGAAGTCGCCTGTTACATGGCAAGCAATACACCACTCACCGAACTAATCCAAGGAGCACAATGATTCAACTAAGTACTATTAAACTCGCTTTGAAGGTGGATTTTTCAACTGATGATGCGGAGATTTTGCGAATTCGTGATGCTGTGATTGCGTGGATTCAAACTTATACTGGTATCTCGCTTGGAGTTCAAAACAACACAGAGTACTGTTGGTACTTTATGCGTAAGCGACTTGATGCGAATCCTTTTGTGGAGATTACTTCAATTGAATATTACGACTCTACTAATACGCTAACTACAATGCCAGCAACAGATTATTTCTTGGATCGTAGTAATCCTCCAAGCATCTATATTAATTTTAGTGAATATCCATCAGCGTATGAAAATACACAGGTAATGATTAATTACACAAGTGGCACTGCGAAGTTGCCGCTAGACATACAGCAAGCGGCAATTGCTCTTATAGGATTGTGGTATAACAACCCTGAAGCAGCGGCTCCTATTTCTTTAATTGATGTTCCTATGTCTGCTAGATTCATTCTAGATCAACATCGCACCAAGAATGGAGTATTAGAATGATTAGTGCTGGACGCTTGAGATTCCGTGCCCAGATACGACGCTCTAACGATGTTGGTGCGCTTGGACTGCGGAACAAGGATTATGAAGATGTAATCGGATATTTCAGATGCGATATGACAGACTTAGGAGGAGGAGAATCATCCTATGCGGGTGGAATCTCCGATATTCGCAACTGGGAACTCAGTTGTCGATGGCAAGCAATTGACGAACTTGGACTGTTAGCATCAGATCAGATTGTGGTTGATGGTAAGACTCTGAATATCTCTGCCATCTCTAACGAATACAACCGAGACAGACTGGGTAAAATCCAATGTAGCGAGGTAATCTAATGGCATCACTGCCCATCGCAATTAAAGAAATGCTTGAAGCAACCGCTGGTGTTGCTAACGATGACATTACATTTGGTATGCGTAAACAAGGAGGTGCTTTACCTGCTGTGTATTACATGATTGATAGCAATGAAACACTTGTCATTGGATCATCAAATAAACTATTTCGAGCAAGTCTCACCATTAAATCAGTGGCAACAACCGTAGAAGATGCTTGGGACACCGCAATGGCGGTAGAGGCAAGTTTGCTTACAGGCACTTATGACACGATTGTTTTCTGCGGAATCATCAACAATAACTCTTTACTGGAATCACCTGAGAGCGGAAACGGCGAAGAGCAGATACCTTTCACTGCCACCACTCTCTGCGACATCATTTTCACACTTTAAAACAAGGACACTCCTATGGCATATACATCAGCGGTCAGTTCATTCACTTACGGCGGCAGCGTTATCGATGCCGTTGGAACATGTTCTCTAAGTTACAATCGTGCGCCACTTGAAGTTACGCAGATTGGCTCGGCAAATACTCACTTCATTAGTGGTATTGCCAATGCGGCAATTTCTCTAGAGATTTTCTATAATCTTACCCAACACGCAGACTTCACCACGGACATCTTGAGCGGCAACTCTAATACTTTTGTAGTCACTCTGGGCGCATCAGACACGATCTCTGGCACTGCTTATGTGGTTGGATATGACTTTGTTACTTCTAACTCTGATATTGTCAGAGCATCACTGTCGCTTCAAGTCGATGGAGAAATAACGATTAACTCAGTCGCAGCAGCGGCTGGAACCAACGAGATCTAAAACATGTCTATAAAAGAAGCATTAACCCTAAAGAACAAAGTTGTTCAAATAGGAGGACACACCTTCACTCTCCGCAGACCGTCTGTTGCGGATCTAGTGGAGGCAGTGGAGCAATCAAAGAAGAGTCCTAACACCTTCATTGCGTGGTTGGTTTATAATCACCTAGTGGAAGACGGGAAACTTGTATTTGATAATGTAGAAGAAGTACTCGCCAGTGATGGTGTCACGGTAGAAGCAATCTCTGCGGAAATAGATAAGTTGTATGGAGCAGGGTTGGACTGAGTCTGGCAGCACGAAAGGTGCTACTTGCTGCCAAGCCTTTTCTGAGCACTACGCTAGACGAACTCTCTGTCGTCTGGTTGAACTTTGATCAAGATACTATAGATTGGGAGGGCATCCGTGAAGTACTCTTACAGAATAAATCAAAAAAGTCTAGAAGCATTTAAGCAGAGTATGGCAGCATTGAACAAGGAACTTCAGGAAAGAACCGTCAGAGCAGCATTGCGTGAGTGGGGTAATGCTGTCTTGATCACCATTAAGGGAGGTATTACATGGAATGCTCCAAAGATGAGAGCGGCAGGAACCATTAATATTAGTAATAAAGAACAGGCTAAAAAGTTTAAGAATAGGATTTGGTGTGGTGTTGGTATTCGATACGACGGCGACTACCCAGGTTGGATGTCAGGAATGTACAACAAAGGTTTTAGACAATGGGAAAAGGGAAGGAAAGTACCAGAAGGACGAGGTAAAGGATGGAGAAAGGGATTTAGAAGGCAGGTGGGTGGAGCAATCTTCTATCCCACTCAGTTTATTACAAAAGCATATGAGCAGCACAAAGCAAGCATTGCGCCAATTCTTCAAGCACACATTGCCAAAGCAATCAAAACTGTCGCAGCAACCAAAGCACAACGCCGCTCTAGCAGAATGAGGAGTAAATAATGGCAGGTAAAATTCCAAGCGTTATCGTAGATGTAGTTGCCGACACCTCAGGACTAGCAGGTGTTGGTAATGATATTAATAAGAAAATGAAGGGCATCGCTGGAGCAGGTGGTGGCATTGGTGGTGGTGTGATGGGTGGTGGTGGAGCATTCGGTTCAGGTGGAGCATTCGCAGGATCGTTAATGGGCAACGCCATTAGTCGTACTGGAGGAGCAAGTGTTGTCGCATCAAGGTTTGGTGGTGGTGTTGGTGGTGTTGGTGGCGTAAGTTTTGGTGGTGGATATGGTGGTGCTATTTATGAAAGAATTCAGCGACAAATAGCATTTAGACATCAAGAAAGAGTTGAGCGACAGGATAATTTCCTATCTAGATTCGCAGACCGTAGAGCAGAAGCAAACCAACAAAAAGCATCTGATGCGGTTCAGACAATGGAAAAACTCGGTGGACACTTTGATGCTTCAAGTCCTCTTGGACTGAAGTATCAGAAATATCATAGCAGAGCAGAAGCATGGAAAAATGCTGGAACAAGTATGGGAAGAGCACCTGGCCAAATACGAGAAGGATTTAATATTTCAAAAAACTTTGTTGGTGGAATGGCATCTGAAGGAATGACACAAGCAGGATTAGGACTCGCACAGAGATTTGGTATGCGAAATCTTGCCACAGCAGGTGTTGTTGCTGGAGGAATTGGTGCGTATAAAGCGGCAACCTTTTCCAAGAATCAAGCAAACACCTTTAGAGATATTTCTCGCTTTGAAGGATCTAACAACTATGATCTTGCTGCTTCCATTCGTGATCGATATGTTGGTGGAGCAAATGGATTCGGCAGAAGCAATGAAACTCCTGGTTTAAGTGAGAGTTTTTGGTTCGGCGCAGAGCAACAATCTTCAGGACAAGGCGGTTGGATGAACACAGGATTAAAGAACTTTGGCAATAATGC